CCCCATGTGACTTCTGTCCCCATCGCCGCGCCGGGTCCGCCGATGCCCTGGTGCTTGAAGGTCTGCGTATAGCGGATGTTGTCCTCGGTCATCCGCATGGTGTATTCCGCCGGTTTGTATCCGTAGCCGCCTTTGTAGACGGCCACAGACCCGCCGGATGCGCCGGGAGCGCCGCCGTCACCGCCGTCGTAGCCAACCGCGCCCTGCCGGGCATAGGTTTTCCCGGTGACGTCATCATAGTAACCACTGGCAGACGCAGAGCCTTCCGCGCTGGAATGGCTTCCGAATACGGCCTCGCCGTTTTGGCTGGTGGCATAGGAAAAGCTCATGCCGGGGGTGATGTCTATGGTGATTTGAAAAATCTTGCCGCCGGAGCCGGGAGCACCTGCCTTGCCGCCTTTTCCGGCGGGCGCACTGGGAAAGGAGCCGGAACAGGTGTTTGGGATCGTCTGGCCCGTGAGTGCCACGCCTTCACCATTCTGCCCGGCAGTGCCGTCCTGCCCGTCTCCGATCAGGACCACCGTCAGTGCTTCGGCGCCTTCCGGCGGCGTCCACGTGCCCGATCCGGTCAGCAGAACCCGCTCGTCAAAATACTCCGCAGATTCCGGCTGTGCCGGGGTGAATCCAACCAGCGCCTCCATGCTGCTTTTTAGCGTCGCGCTCATGGTGGTGTCCAAAGACTGGATACACGCAGAAACCATTTTCTTGTCATACGGATGATATACGCTCACAACATGGCCCGGTTTCTCGTGCCCGCTTACAATGTCATTGGTGATAGTTTCGCGGCATCGGTAATAGTCCGCAAGGCGCTTCGCCACGGCGTAGGAATTCACCAGAGATACCAGTGTGGCATCTGTAACTGATTTGATGTTTTCCACAGCGCCAGCCGTCACAGGCTGCGTGATTAAGCGGGTGTTGTGGATATACGCCTTGCCGGTCAGTGCGCCAGTGCCAGCGGAAATCTTGGCGTAGTTCGCGCCGCTTTCCAGAATAGTGAAGCCGGTTGCGGAGAGGGAGTGCATCGGCTCAGAGAATGTGATGATATCGCCATTCTGCGCCGTGCCGGAGAATAGCTCCTTTACTTCCGTCCCCGCAACGTATTGATGCTCTGTCACCGTCACGGCGGAGATGGGTGAATCGTATTTTACGGTTCCTCCGGTGTAAGATCGGTCGACATCAATCAACGATGCCGTGCCGTCCCACAAGGGTTCAATTCTCAAAACACCGTTCAGGTCTGTGCGGAGATAGGCCCCAATGGCGAAAAGCACTTGTGCGAGGTTGTCTCGTGCAGAGCGTTCTTTCCCATCCGCATAAGGAAGCCAACCATAAAGTTTGACCCCGGCATATACACTTTTTATCAGCGAAGGGATGTTGCCGCAGATTTCTTTTACAACCTCTTCCACGGTCTGACCTGTGTAAATGCCGCCGGTATGCACCATGCCGGTAAGCGCGCCCATAGGGGAGCGTCCTGTAAGCTGATAGGTGACAGGCCCGATACGAGAAACGCCGCTGCTTACAAATCTTGCTTTGATTTCGCCGCCTCTGTAAACAATGATTGGGGTGTTATTCGGGAGTGCAGAAAGCTGTGTGCCTATTGTTTTAGTGCAAACCTCTACGCTGACCGTATCGAACGAAAGACTGCTTTCATCTAATGCCACTTCTTGAAACGATGAGCAGTAGTCCAGCCGCATGTCGTCCTTAGACGCATCCCGGTCAAATTGATAAGGGCCGATCATTACATAATCCATAAGCCCTCCTTACCGCGTGATTTGCGGTGCGATGGGAATGAAATGGATTTCAATTTCTCCCCAATAATTGATCCCGTTTTCAACCTTTTCAATATCGTGCGATGCGCTGGTGTAGTATGCGCGATAGGAAATAGTTGTGTTGCCGTCCGCAGCTTCAAGCAAGACGGAATCGTCAATGGAATGGGCTTTGAGATAGTTCCAGAACGCATCATAGCTTCTGTAATCGTTCCCTCTGCGGAAAACGGTCACCTTATGCCCGATGTACGTTCCCAGAACATCGCGGATCATCCGGCCTGTGTCTTTCGATCTCCCAGCGTTCTCCCCATCGAGAACGCTGAAATTTTCGTTGTACTTGGAGATCGCGACATTCACATCAAATGAAGTCCCGTTAATTTTGATGTAATTCATACCCACCGCCTTTAGGTCACTTTAATGCCGACGCGCTGCGTCTGGTCCTTGTTCAGCTTGAAGATAATGCGGCCCAATTCCTGTTCGCCGATCTTAAGGATCGCCGTCTGATTGCCACCGCCATACTGCGCCATGCCACGGGCCACCGCTGCCTCGATGGCAGATTCAGGAGCTTCAATGTTGTTCCCCTGCTTCTGGTCACCCAGTACCGCTAAAAACTCACGGTTCGGTGGAATAACTGCGCCGGTCGCCAAACGCGGAACGGATGAGGGGGCAATTGCAGGCATAGCAGAACGTGCCGCCGGGTTTCCACCGGAAACAGATTTCGTAGAATTAAACCCGCCTGCTTTTGCAGCTATACCAACGCCAAGCAACGCCGCACCAGCTAAAAGCATTGGGACATTCAGCGTCATAGCGCCAATAGCCACAAGAGCGATACCCAGCAAAAGCATTGCCGTAGACACCCATCCGGAAACTTCATTCAGATGCAAGGTTTCAACCCAGCTCTGAAATTTGTTTGTGGTTGTGCCTATCGCAAAACCGCTCACAAGCAAAGCCGCACCAGCCAAAAGCATAAAAATATTCATGGTCATTGCGCCAAATGCAATAAGGGCAATTCCTGCAAGCATAAGGGCAACAGATACCCAGCCAACAACCTTATTCAAGCCGAGTGTTTCAACCCAGTTCTTGAGGTGGCCCTCATTTATTGCTGCAATTATTCCCATGCCAAGAATGCCAAGTCCAACTGCCAAAAGAATCGGGTTCGCCGTCGCCGCCGCAAATGCGACCAATGCAATACCGCCAAGAAGAAGCGCAACAGATATCCACTGTGCAACGGAGGTCAGCTTTAACTTCTCCCACCATGCCTCAAGCCTTTCTTGCCCAATGACTTCTGCCGCAATGCCAAACCCTAATAGCGCCACACCCGCAAGTACGATCACAATGTTTCCCATTGCCGCGCCGATGGCAACCATAGCGATTCCGGCGATTTGCATAGCTGCTGTCACATATCCAAAAGCCGAATCTAATTTGAGCGCACTTGCCCAGTCTGTAAACGTTCCGCTTTTTACGCCAACATAAATGCCAGTAGCTATTAAAGCAATTCCGGCAACCACCATTAGAATATTACCGGTAGCCGCACCAATGGCGATTAACGCAAAGCCAGCGATCAACAATGCTGCCGTAATAAAAGATGCAGCGCGATTAAGTCCAAGCGTTTCTGCCCAATCATCCATCATGCCGCTGTTTTTTGCATAAAGAACGGCAAGGCCAATCAGCAAAAGTCCAGCAATCACAAGGAGGATGTTTCCCGTTGCCGCTCCGATTGCGACCATTGCAATGCCAGCAAGGATTACAGCCGTCACAATAAATTCCGCAACATTATTGAGGCCAAGTGTATCCACCCAGGATTGCAAAACTCCGGTTTCCTCTGCGACAAAAAGCCCGGCGCCAATGAGAAGCAATCCAGTTATAACCATCTTAATACTCCCAACCGATGCGCCGATGGCAATAAAGGCAATGCCCGCTAAGATCAAAGCGCTTGCAACTTTTTCCGCTGCGCTTCCAAGCATTTTATCAAGCCAATTTTCATTTTCAGAAAAATTAAAGTCCGGTTCTGTTTTTTCCTTATTGTCTCCGCCTAATTTATTAATCTCATCAAACGAGGCAAGCGCTTTGCCAGCCTTTTTTGCAGATTTGCCCGTTTCGTCTAAAGCGTCCGATTCTTTGTAAAGGTTCTCTGCTTCTTTTTTTGTTTGGTCAATCGTCGACCCAAACAAAACCGCTGTAATTTTTGCCATAGCAGTCACAAATTGGGTTAGCAAATTCACGAATGATGTAAACGCCGGAAGCAAAACATTCACAAACGGCTGTGCGAGTGTTAGCAAAGCACCTTTTAATCGCGATAGCGCTTTTGTAGCCTGATCGTTGGTTTTAACCGCCTTCCCGAGCCACTCGCGCACGGAGCGGAGCCCTTGCACAATTAAGCCAAACACGAACACGCGACGGACAAGCCCTTTTACTCTGCGAGAAAATCGATCCATATATTTGTCCGCTTTTTTACTTGCAGCGGCCAGCGCAGTAGAACTCTTACTTGCGCCAGCAATCTGCGCAGAAAGTTCTCCCGCCCGGTTGCTCATTCGTCCAAGGCTTCTGGTATCCTTGGCAAGGGACGCATCTACAGCCTCAACCCTTTTTTGCACACCATCCCATTCTTTTTGCATCGTTGCCACGGTTTGTTCCTGGTCTTTAATCGCACTTGATGTAAAAAATTCGTTTCCGCTTTTCATTTGCGACAGCTTAGATTTAGCCTCATCGAGATTGGCGGCAATCTGCTTTGATTGCTCCACGAGTGGAATTGCTTGCTGCTTTTTATCGCTGATCTTTTCATTGAGCGCATCGATTTTTTTTGTTAGCCTGTTTAATTCCGTTTGCGCCTGCTTATCATCAATGTCCGTCTTTATGATGATGGAGCCATCTGCCATGCAATCGCCTTCTTTCCCTTGCTTTTTATGCATTTTGATGTTATGCTTAATAAAAGGAGTTGGTATCAATGGAAGATCATGTCACACAAATGTGTAGTAATTTATTTGATAAAAACGAGAATAAAATTGACGTCAACATTGTAGCAACCGTGTATCTTTCAGCTTTTGAAATCTCCGCATACTTAAAAAAATGCACAAATTACTCAAGCGCAGATATTAAACTCGTTGCAAAATACATCAACGATTTACCAGGCTATGACTACTCAAGAAAAGAAATTTCATACTACAAGCGAAAAATTGAAAGATGTGATTGGGATTTTTCGACGCCAACAAAGAAAATGGAACCTCCCATGCGAAAAAAGCAAACAGCAGTTCTTTTGCCGGGCGAAGAAGTTCTCGACACGCTCAAATTTTCATGTATCCCACTTATATCGTGGTGCATTTTATTTGTATTCGCCGTGTGCAAGGCTTCTTTAATGCAAATGGAGGACGTATGGTTTTTTGTCCCTTGGGTCTTTGCATTCCCGGTCTTATACGAAATTTTCAGGCTGACCATGAACCATGTTATTTTGACAAACAAACGCCTCATTGTTCGCGTTTCAGTACCGAAAAAGATTTCAGTAGATGTGCCAATTAACAAGATAAACGGTGTGTCTGTAAAATCGTCATGGCGAGAGTATAAATATGGAGCATTGCAAATTGACACTTCATCTGATCGGTTTTTGTTTACAAGTACAAAGTCACCTGGCGTTTTCAGAGGCTCCGTAATTTCGGCTATGGAGCAAAACAAATCCGATGCCATGCGTCAACAGGCGAAAGAAATCGCAAAAGCTATGAAAAACATTTAATGCACCTGCCGCCCTCTCCGGAGGGCGGTTCTCATATCCATTTGCTGATAACGTCCTCGTCCTGTTCCGTATACTGCCGCTTGAAGTCAACCAGGTGCCGGTTCTGCTTGTAAAACTCCTGTTCGCTTTTATCCAGCTTCTTCCCCTTTGCCTTTTTATTGCGGATTCCCACAACCTGGGCAAAGGTGCAATCCCCGATTTCCTGATACGCGGATACCCACGTCCACCAATGCAGATACTCAACGGATCTGACTTCTTGTCCCAGAACACGGTTGACCGGGGAAACGATCAGAGGGAAGTCCTGCTGCCAGTCCATCAGCTTCGGCCCACGCTTTTCCTCACGCTGCTCTTCGCCGCAGTTGATGAATTTTGCGCATTGCTTGATCGCTTCCTCGTAGTCGCTCTGCGGAATTTCCGCAAAGTCTGGATAGAAAATGTCAAGCATGGCCTCGGCCTTTTCTTCCTCCGACAACTCAGCGTCAGACAGTGCCTCAATGATTGTTAGGATATCGCGATAGTCAGAGCGTATCTGGTACTCAGTGCCGTTTACCTCTACGGCAGTCGGCAGATCGTACCTCATTTGTGGTACTTCTTCGTATACTTGCTCACGCGGGGGTTGGTGGCTTTCTGCTCACGGGCAAAGGTGGTGTCAACCTCATCCATGATGGCAAGCATCAGGTTTGCCCACACCGGCAGGCCGTCCGCCAGCGCGTATACGTTCATCTCGCCGAACAGGGCAGAGCAAATGTCAAAGCCGAACACATCGTTGATGATCTCGCGCATTTCCTCGTCCATCTTCCGGGCGGTTTCAAAAACTTCCCGCTTGTTGGCGGTCTTTTCCACCTCTGCCTTGTATGCATCCTGCTTCTTGTCGAGGATATCAAAGGCATTAAACAGCTTTTCCACAAAGGCGCTGTCGGTGGGGTTAAAAGAGAATTCGCATTTGCCGTTGATGTTGTAGGTAACTAAACCGGTATCGAAAATCAGGTCTTTCATAATAGCCTCCGAAATTGGGGCGGGTTTGCGCCCGCCCCTTTGTTTTTAAGCCCCTGCCGTAAAGGTCACGCCACTGGTATCCTTGGTAATGGTGCCCAGCGTACGATTGCCGCCGTAGGTAATCTCGCTCGTGATGTTGAGCGTACCGCCGCCGTCACCGCCGATGCCGGTCACGGCAATAGCACAGGAATCATACCGCTCGGCAAACTTCGCCTCGCCGGACGTAGCGTAGAAGTGTCCAATCATCATATCCTGATTGGCAAGAGCCTGCGCGTCATGATCCTTGACGGCAAGGTTCCACATCTTCACCGCAGCAGCGTCACCGGCATCCAGAGGGATGGGATCAAAGGTCTGGGAAATAACGGGCTTCTTCATGGTGGTGAAGGTGTTGCCCAGAATGTCCTGCTTGCTCTCCTGACCCCAGTCCATCTCTTCGCTGGAATCCTCCACGCGCTTACCGATGGCGCTCCAAGTGGGAGCTTCCTTAGAGCCGGTATTCAGATACGCGATCAAAAGCTCGCGGTCAATGGTCTGACCTTCGGGCGTCGCAAAAGTTAAATCTGCCATTATACATTCACCTCGTAAATCAGTTTTAGCGGGACCATGTAGTCCTCGTATTGGTCGCTTGTCGCGCCGAGATACGATGCAAACGCAGAAGTCTCAACGCGGAGGGCGCGCCTGCCCTCTCCAATGTCCGGTCGCTGCATCTGCGCCCAGTCCGCAAATTTGTTCAGCACTTCAACCGCCTTCAAGCGTGTATCGTCGCTCTTGCCGGGTGGTGCGATCTGGTAATGGATTTCGAACGAATACTCCGCCTGATATCCGCCGCAGATATACTTCTTGGTGATAACGGCCCCCTGAACGGAGGAAAGCGCCATGCCTACCGTTTTTGCCGCGAAATACTCGTACTTGATCAGATCCACATTCTCCGGAATACCGGGGAAACGGTTTGCCCAAATCAGCATCAGGCGGTCAAGGTCTGCCTTTTCGCTGCTGGATGCCAGCATTACAGGTTTTTCTTTAGAGATCACGCTTCACCGCCTTTTCTGCTACACGCACCCACTTCTCCATGTTCTGTGCCTTGGATGCTTCGAACCAATGGGAGCAGGTCCCGGTTCTGTGGAAAATCAAATCCTTCTCCGGCACTGCCGGAACCTTCGTAACGCCCTTCCGCGCATAAGAGCTTCCGGTCAGCGGATCAACGTACAGTTTGCCGTAGTACAGATATCTGGCATACGGCCCTGGATAAACAACCGTGTTTCCCGTTACCCGTGTACGCGTCCTTAGAGAGCCTGTGAGCATAGGTACGAACGGAGCGGTATCTTTTGCGACCTGCACCGCCAGAACGTGTTCTGCGCGATCACAGCCCTTGGAAACGGCCTCTTTTACAGCGTCCATGCCGTCCGTCTGAACGGAAAATTTCAACGCCATATCACACGCCTCCGACCTGCCAGTGCTGCATATCAACGCTGCCGAAATCTTTCTCGTCAACCTTGGTCACGGTGTAGCAGTTGTCCTGGGCCAGAGCCACAGTTTCATTGTCCGTCACAAACTCGCCTTTGATGAAAAACGTTGTCCCACCATTGCCTTTGACAGAAAGCGTCCACAGGTCGGTTTTGTCCTCTGCGGCGTAAAACCGCTGCGGACCGACATAGGCTTTCACCTTGCCGGTAAAACCGTCCACAGCTTCCACGCCAAACGGGATGTAGAGGTCAACTGCATCAGCCCCGGCAAGACCGCTCTCGCGCACGTTAACCGCCTTAGACGCTTGCAGCATCACGCCACGAAGTACGGTCACATACAGCTTTTGCGTTTCCTGAAACGTCTCCTTGTCGGTTTCTTTGACCGGATTGTAGATCGTTACAGTGTGGGGAGCGTACATGATCCGCACCCCCTCCCTCGGTACAGCAAGCCGGTATGGGCGAGATACTCCATGCAGGTCTCTGCGAGCAGCTTTCTTGCTCCATCCGTAGCGTTCAGTGCGGAAACGGCAGATTCGCCGCCGGTCGCAAGTGTGCGGGAATAACCGCCCACCGTTTCACTTTTGACTTCTGCGTCATTAGCGGCAGCAGTCGCAAGGTTCTTCATTGCAAGCGCCTGCGCAGCTTCGATAACCGCATACTTGTCAACCAGCGCACAGCAGCACATCTTTACCGCATCCAGATCCACGTTGTCCTTGGCTCGGTTCTGCGTGAAATAATCGAGGAAGGAGCTGGCCCGGACAGCCAGACGCGGGAAATCCCCACTGCTTACAGTGCCCATATAGACACCGGAGTAGTATGTGTAATCAGCGTATGTCAATTGGGTCAGCTCCCTTCCAATACTGCGATTATGTCAGCCTTGCGCATTGAACTGCTGACCCCGTCCACCCCGTTTTCCCCGGCATAATCAAGCAATTGAGCTTTTGTCATGTCGGAGAAAGCAGGGGTTTCAGGGTCAGGCTCACTCAGCAGTTCGGTTAGCCCCCCACTGCCGGAGTGATGGAGCCGACAACCACGCCGTCAATGCGCTCGGCGAACAGCACCATGCCGTTGATAACGGTATCAGATGCGGTCATGTTGGTGTAATCGGGTTCCTCGTGGATTCCGATATAACCGGTGGCGTCAGTGGTGAAGTTGAACACCTCGCCCAGATCAGCGCCGTTCACAGGGATGTAGTACAGGACGATGTTGTCCTTGGCGGTGGCGTAAATCTTGCCCTTGGGGACGCTGGAGTTCAGAATCACAGTGCCCAGACCGAGAAAGTTCTCGACATAGGTCATGCCGAAAGCGGTCTGCAGGGTGATGTTGGCAGTTGCGAGATAGTCCGCAACATCCAGCGGGTTCATGAAATACACTGCGCCGATCTCGTCATCCTCGAACAGCACCTGCAGCTGGCCCCATGCCTGAGCCAATGTCGCTTGGAAGGTCGCACCGCTGGCCGTACCCGTACCGGTCGCGAGGAACTCGAAGAAGTCCTTGCGGATACCCTTCTGTACGTCCTTCAGCATTTCATCGGTTGTCATTTCGACGGCCTGATCGTAGCCGCGATCAGTGATTGCCTCGGCAGAGGTGGCTTTACGCCACTTCTTCAAGGCGATCTCCTTGTAGTTCACGGCTTCGGTCTTGTACTTGCTCAGAGGGATGGTCTCGCCTTCAGCCACAGCGCCGTCTTCCAGAGTGCCGGTAGCCTTGTAACTCTTGAGCACAGTACCGGCCTGCTTGGCGATCTTACGGGTAACGCCCAGAGCCTCCATCAACTTCTTGATGGAATAGCCGAACATTTCGGTAAACTCGATCTCGCGAACACGGGCGAGATCTTCCTTCTTAATCAGCTTAGGATCAACAGCCATTTTTATTCTTCCTTTCTAAACAAATCCATATTTGCGGCGATTGCAGCGCGCCGCTCCGTTCTGTCGGTGATTTGCATAATCTCGTCCTTGGTCATAGGCTTTCCGCCCTCGTTGAGCCGTGCGCCCATGTCCAGCCGGACAGCAGGCTTAGAAACAAGGCTCTTATAGGTGCCGTCTACGAGAGCGTCAAGGCTCTTGGTGTCCTTGATCTTCTCGCCGTCCAGCTCCAATGCAGACATTTCCTCGCCGCATCCGCGCATGGCAAGGTCGAGATTTGCGCCGGTGATGTTTTTGCTCTCAAAGTAAGCACGGACAGCCTTTTCCTTTGCCGCCTTGCGTTCCTTTTCGTTGATGCCGGACTTATAAGCTTCAAAATCCGAATGTTCCTTTTCGTACTTTTCCTTATAGCCGCCGTCACCTGCTGCCTTGAGGTCATCCAACTGCTTCTGGATTCCGGGCAGTCTCTCCGCGTCCGCCTTGTACTTGCTGACGTCAGCCTTCAAGCCGTCCACGGTGTCGGTATGCGCCTCGATGATGGTATCTACTTGCTCATCGGTGAGACCCATACCCTTCAAAAGTTTGCGTGTAAGTGCCATGACACTATCTCCTTTTCTTTGGCCGCGTTTCTTCGCAGACGATAGTTTTTATAAAAACCGCTGTGCTTCGCGGGTTTTACTTAAAACAAAAGAGCCAACCACCGAGAATTCCTCAGCAGTTGGCTCCTATTGCCCTTTCCCGTGCCCAATTACGCGGGAGTTGAATATTTGATTGTTTTCTTGACCTCTAACACGATGTACCCGTCGCCCTTGCGCCGGATCTCCGCATCATTGCCACGTTTAAGAATAGCTTCCACAGTGCGCATGATATCATCATTCATTGTCCGTCACCTCGGAAAACAGGAAATCATATTCACGTTGTAGGTCTCTAAGCTTTGAGTTGCACTCTTTTTCAAGTGCATATACCGCCAAATCGGATGGGTGGTCTCGTCCTTTCCAATCGGGGTATTTTGCCATTTCTTCATCTACTTTAGCCCAGTATTCATGAAAAAGTGCGTCGCATTTTGCCTTGTACTCATTAAAGAGTGGATGGTTTTCATTTATTTTTTTCTTTGCGTACATAGTCAACCTCCAGCTCTTTACTTAAAATCTTCATTACTTCGTGGTACTTATCAACGTCCGGGTTTATCTGCCCTTTCCACATCATCTCAAATACGTCCGTCCGTTCCAGTTCCTTAAAGCGATTGTACACCACATCGCGAGCCTTTTCAACGGTTTTAGCTGTTCGCCTCATAATGTATATAAATCGGTCATCAGACGCAATGGAAAGTTCTTCTTTACTGTCCATAAAGAACGCAACGTCTTCTGCACTAAAAGAGTAATGCGTTTTTTCACGTGGGTGATTGTGATACGAATATGACCCATTTAGGGTGCTCGGTATAGCAGACAAGTCTACAGTTGTTGCTTCCCCTGATACGCGCCAGACTTTGCCATCTTTCGTCACCGAGTAATTAACTTCGTAATCAAAATCAGCCAGTTCTTTCTCAGCATCGCTCAAAACTTTCATGGCCGCTGTTTTATCAGAAAAATCAACAGTCCCAACCAAAACCGGATCTCCCGGGGAAACGCTGTTGCCATTACCGGCGCTTTTTATGCTTTTTGAAATGCGAGTAGCATTATAGACGCGCATCCGCTCCGGTTGCTCCGGCAGGCCAGCTTTCGCGCTGAACGCCTTGTATTTAGCGTTTAACCGCCGTAGCCGTATGTTTACCGCAGTCTCATCTTCATGCAATCCTGCGGCCTTGTAGGCGGCTTTTTCGCGCTTTAGCTTTCTAACCGTCCGCTCAATACGGCGCTGCATCTGGGTTGCCTCGTATGCCGTGTAATCCTTGCCATCAAACGTGCAGCCGTGGCCATCATCGATGTGTTCCAACTGTTCATCCGTGTAAGTGCGCTCAGACACGCCCTCAACCCATGGGAACCGCCTGTGGCGGCAGTTGGCCCCTTCCAGACCGTCAACAGCGCCCAAGCCGCAAACGTCATAAATGCTCGGGTAAATGTCCCCAGCACGTACGCTGTAAACGTGGCCTTGCCAATCCTTATGCGATGACCATGGTGACGGTCCCGGCTTATCTCGTGCGCCAACATGGGCCGAAACTTCAAAATATGGTGTATCCAGATATTCTGCGGATTGCTCCGTATACTTGGCGCAGATTTGAGATACGCCGGTCATTACGGCTCTTCGCACAGCAACATCGATATGATCCCGATGGCCGCTTTCGTAGTCAACCACTTTCAGACCGCTGTCCGCAAGCTCCTTTACCGCCGTTTTAATTGCCTGATTGTAGTTAATTGCACCGCTTTGCGCCTGCAACGCTGCGCTGTCAAGTGCCCATTGGTACGCTTTGGCAGGTGGGAGCATTGTACGACCACCGTCCACCAGGAAGCCCATGGATGCGGTCAGATTGTGGAATGTATCAAGTGTCTGCGTCCTGATCGCCGCCACTTCCGCAGCGTCAACCAGTGTCTCAGGCTGTGTGATATGCGCAAGGTCAATCAGGTCAGTGTAATACTGTTGGTTCCTTGCGACCACATCGCCCAGCAGCTTGTCCAGCTTCGTTTTGCTGATGCCGGAAGTTTCGCGGATTGCTTTCTTGATTTCCTTTAGGTCGATGCCGTGAGACCGCAGTGCCCGGATGTCCTGCACCGTTACCTCGTTCAGTTCATCCGCAGCTTTCAACCGGGAACAGATTTCATTCAGCAACACAAGTTCAAGCGCCCGGAACAGTTCTGCCAGATCCTCTGGGAGCGCATCAAGTAGTTCCGGGGTAAATGGATACCGGCTCATTTTTCACAACCCCAAAAGTCCCAGTATTTTCTCCAAATCCCATTACTCGACCTCCGTTTCTTCCTCGGTCACCATGTCCTGTGCCTTTGGCAGCGCTGCCTTTGCGGTGGCTTCGTCCTCATTCATCCAGCGCATACGGAACTCCCAATCGTTCATGATGCCAGCATTAAGAAGTTGCACGTCACGGTTAAAGTCCTGGCCCTTGTCCTCAATGATGGAATCGTCAAAGTCAATGGAGATCTGGACGTCCTCATTGAGGGATGCGCCCATGTACCGATTCCCCATGCGGAGCAAGCTCCGGCACAACTCTGTGATTGCCTGCTCAAGCACAATTTCATGTTTTTTGATTGTGCGAAACAGGGTGCTGTTCTCGCTGATGACCTGCGTGGCAGTTGCGATGCTTCCCTGATTGAATTTGTAATGGTTCTCACCGAAACCGCACTTGCTGGACAGGATGTTCAACATATCTTGCATGCCGGTGTTAAACTCCGCCGTCCGTAGCGACATATCGACCTGCTGCAAGATGTTGCCGTTGCCGCCTCTGTCCTCCGGAAGTACATAATAAACGGTCTCACGCTTATCAAACACTGGACGACCGTCAATGCTCTTGGTTGCCTCCGGTTGCACCACAATGCGCTTCTTGCCCAACACAAATTCGTTCACATAGCTATCATAGGTAATGTCAACGCTCTTAAGCTGGTCGATGGCGTGGGCAAACACAGCCACGCCAAGCGGGTTGTTTTCGTCAGAGTTTGCAATGTTCAGCCGGTCGATCACAAACTGCGGCTTGTCGCTGCCGGTATGAACCACCGGGGGAATTGTCTCAAACCCTTTCACGCTGGCCAGTGGGATTTCCTCTGCATCATACAGATGGTTCTCAATGTCATACTCGCCGTTGCGCAGCCTGTGCACCTGGATGTAAGTATATTCTGTGTCATCGACCTTTCGAGTGGATGCGAACGCACACTCGCGGATAACGCCGTTATCCCACGTCAGCGGGTAGATGTTCCCGGCGCTGACATAGTTGATGCGAATGCGGCCAGAGTCAATGATTTCTGCTGTATCTGGGTTAATTCCCATGCCTTCCATCACCGGCACATACGCAACGGTTCCTACTGCCGCTTTGCGCTCCTGCGATTCGTTAGCCTTGACCTCCCAATTGTTATCGGCAAAAACAGTATCGATAAATTCCTGTTCCTGTTTGCCTTCAAGCGTGATGTTGACTCGCTCGTTCATTAGGAGGTTGGCCCAATCCTCGCAGACTTTCTTTCCCATTCCAACCGAATAACGGTGGCACTCCAGCTCTTCAATGCCATTCCACACCGTATAGCTGTGGAAATCTTCAACGTTTCCCTTATACCATGCGTCCCACAGGTCGATCAGAGAGTAAAATTTGCTGTCGACCGTGTCAAACCCAAGATCCTTTAATGCTCTGCGAATATTCACTATTTCACCGTCCCATCATGTGACCGGCACGTTCCAGGTCTTTGTAATAAGGCTCAATGCTGTACTCAAAGGCATCCAAGCTGTCGATGTCGGACGTGCCATCATCCAAGCGCTCGTCCTCAAATTTATCAGGATCATAAATAGCGGATTGCAGTGCATCGATCAGATGGGGGCAGTTTCTGGAAACCTTGAACCGCCCCTGCTTCATCAGCAACACCACCAGCCGAATTCTGTCTGTGATTTGCATTTTCAGTGCGTTCTTGACTTGGGTACCCAGCCGGAGTTTTTGTGCCGTGTGATCCAACCCTCGTATAAGCACCGTTTCCGCGCTATCTGCTCGTGTCTGGCTGTAACCATACTTTGACGTTATCAACTGGCAGAACGTAGCAAAGCGCCGGTTTAATGCATCCGGGTCAATCTCTTCGTTTTTGATGTATTCTTCTTCCAACGCCACAACCCGGAAATTTTTTGTAATCCCGGTGGCTTGAAATTTCGTTGCGGACTTTGTACCGCCGAAGTCAACGCCAACTGAAATGATTGAGAAGCTGGTGCCGTTTTGCTTGGCCCACTCCAAAGGGTCTCCGATCAAATACTTTTCTGTATCGTTGGCGAAGTCCTTATAAACGATGCCCTCTGCCGCTACCCACAGGCCGCGCACATACCGGTCATAAAATATACCGGCATACATATTCTCGTACCGTTCAAGGGTGCGCTTGCTCAGGCCGGGGTTGTCCGTCATTTCAAAGTGTAGATACAGTGCATTACGCTCACGGCTCCGCTTGATCCACTCCTGATAGAACCAGTGATGTGGACTTCCCGGGTTGCAGGAAAACCACAGCTTTGCCCCGTCTACCGAGCAACGCGCAAGTGCCTGTTCCACGAACGAACGCGGCATCAGCACCACCTCGTCCAGCAACACACCCGCCAGCGTGCGGCCTTGGATCAGCGTATAGCTTGCCTCGTCCTTTCCACCGAACACCTCAAAGTAATTCGTCACGGCTCCGCGCCGCACCTCCATCACCTTGTCACCGCGCCGCCAGCGGATGATATATCGCTCTTTAGCAAGGCTCATCGCGGTAAACGGCACGATGATGTTCTTGGTGCAGCTGTCCACCGTTCGGCCACACACGCCGAAGCGCTGACCGCTGAAATTCTCCATCGCCCAGCGGACGAACGCCCACATCATGATGGAAGTCTTGCCGGAACGCACAGCGCCGTCGCAAATCAGCGCATCATACTTGGAATATGGATAAGCGAGAATTTTCTTCTGCTTTGCGCTAATCATCGCTCTCCAGCCCTTCTGCCATTTCACGCAGGCTCACGCTCAAAGCGTCCTCCTGCGTGTTATCCGTCGGCAAGCCCAGCTCAACAATATCGCGCTGTCCAAGGTACTGTTTTCCCAGCCAGATAGCCATGCTTGCGTTTTTTTCGGCCAGCTTCCACTGAGCTCTCCGCAGGCTCGACTTTCCCACCTGACTTTTGCTTTTATATGTGTCCGCAAAAGTCATTTTATACGTCCGTTTGCACCATCGATTCAGGGTGTCCGCGCTGCACTCAAGCACTCCGCAGATTTCTGCTTCCGTGCACTGGATCCCACATAGGTTCTCAAACAGCTTTTGATTTATTACCTTTTTCGGCCTTCCAGTCCGTGCCACTTCCACCCCTCCATTCCTTAAGATTTGATCATGCCAGAGATTTCTTCCTCGCAGTCAGTTTTCTCGCCACCAATGTATGCAGGCCATTCATGGCCCCTGTAATATCGCCGGACTTAATCAGCCCGTTCAGTGTTTTCATCTGCTGTGTGGATAAATACTGCTGGTTTTTCTTCAACATCTTCCGCGCAGTCGCCTGAGCATCAGTCATGCAGAAGCACCGCCTTCTTTCCGGTGAACTTCTCCCACCGGTCAACAATGACGTCGGCATACTTCGGGTCAAACTCCATGCAGAAAGCGTGTCTGCCATTCTGCTCCGCTGCCATGATCGTTGTGCCGGAGCCAGCAAACAGGTCAAGTACATTCTCACCCGGCTTACTAGAACACTGCATCTGGTAATCAAACAGCTTAATCGGCTTCATGGTCGGATGCTCCGCAGATTTGACAGGCTTATCGAAATTTAGCACAGTTGTCTGCCTGCGGTTCTTGAAGAAGTAGTGCTTCTTGCCTTCCGTCCATCCGTAAAGGCAAGGCTCATGCGCATCCTCTTCAATCTCGCTCTCACCGTACAGGCAAGGTTCATGTTTCCACTGGAAATCCTGTCTCCCCATTACGAGGGAATTCTTCACCCAAATCAGGCACTGCCGGACACGCAGCATCGCATCTCGGCACGCACCACGGAAGTTATACCCTTCACTGTCTGCATGCCAAATGTAAAACGGAGCGCCGGGTTTCATAACCATCACCGCATTGGAGAAGGCATCCGTCAGGAACTGCCTAAATGCTGCATCTTCCATGTTATCGTTCTTGATTTTACCGGCGGTGCCCTGATAGTCCACATTGTACGGAGGATCGGTGAGAAGAAGATCGATTTGTGCCCCCCCCACAAGCTTTTGTACATCAGTCAGAGATGTACTGTCTCCGCACATGAGGCGATGGTCTCCAAGCTGGTACACATCGCCCAGGTTGCTCTTCGGCTCCGCCGGAATGACAGGTTCATAATCATCCTCGACAACGGAATCGTTCAGTTCATCACGCAGACCCCATTCAAAGTCAAACGCCGACAGGTCAAGACCGGGCAGTTCATCAGCCAACAGGTCAAAGTCCCAATCGCTCTCGTTGCTCTTGTTATCCACCAGCCGCAGGGCGTTCACCTGCTCCGGTGTCAGATCGTCCACGCAGACGCACGGTACTTCTTCCATACCCAGCTTCTTCGCCGCCAGAGCGCGGCAGTGACCGATTACGATCACGCCGTCACGGTCAATCACAATCGGCTGCACAAAGCCGTACTGCTTGATGCTCTCCGCAACGTTGTTGATTTGCCGCTTATCATGCTTTTTTGCGTTTGCGGCATACGGCACAATATCCGCAAGCCGCCGTTTTGTGATTTCCATGCCATCCTCCTGTTTTGCTACCGGTAATAATTTACTCCACGATCATCCAGTCATCGGCAAGCATATCCGCCTGCGATGCCAGCCAGCCGAGCTGCACGCCGGATGTGCCGACAAAAGCAAGCGCTTTGTTACCGATAGCTTCGTGATTGGCGTTGATCACCTCATGCGCAGCATTCTCATAGCTGATGCGCTCCGCAAGCTCGACATACTGATTCTTTCCATTCCATCCGCGACGGGCAATTCTCTTCCCTTTCTTCGCTGCTTCAATGGCAAGGCCAAAGCTCAGGCAGTCTTTTTCCCGATATGCGGCCTCGAACACATACTTTGGGCTAAAGCTCTCGTAACCGTCCTGGTAGCGGACCTTGTAGCCATCTTCCTCGGGGTCCATACTCTTGGGGATGGGCTGGTCCTTCTCGTAGACCGTGCCACCCTTGCGAATAGCAGGGGCTGCCTCAATGATTTTCGTGCCAACATACTTTTTCATTTTCATTTCGCATAACCTCTTAACATTATTTTGCTACCAGCCCCCACCCCTTGGCCTTACATAGCAGACTTTACCCGCCCCGAGGGGCATACACATCTTGCGTGTCCGGATCTCCCTGAGCCAAACATGGTACGCAAGGTCTTTTTATCGGCTCCCGGCTGCGCTGCGTCTTCCTACCAGCCATCAGGAACTTGGCAATTATACCAGCCGCCTGATACTTAGCTTTTTACGCTTCCTCGCCCGCTGGCCGGGATGGTACGGCATTGCAGTCCTGCCCTGCTTTAGCGCTTCGGGGAAAGTCCCCGTCACTCGCTGTGGTCTCCCCTTACGGGGCACCTATGCCGCATATTGGCCGTCTTGCCGCTTAGATTGTCACACGCTACCGGCAACTACGCTCCGAAAAGTCGCAGCCCCTATTCCGTCAGGTCAAACCGGTCTTGACGCATCAAGACAAGCGCAGTTTTCAGCGACCATTTTCATTTCCATGTGAGCCATGACGAACGGTCTCACATTGTCCGGGTGCGACCCGGCATCTGGTGCAGACGGCGGGGCTTGCACCCGCCTCATCGCAATGGCATCACCAAAGCGCCGCTCTTTTGGTTGAGCTACGTCTGCATACCCCCGGCATCCGCCGGGGTCAGGAGGAAAGAAAGGATGGAAAGAATGAGGATACGGATATAACCCCGCACCCTCATTCTGACACATATTTTTCTGCGCTTGCCCCGAATTGGGGGCAAAGACCATTTTTTTTTGCGATACTATAAAGGTTTACCCTCTCGCTCGCCCTCGTCCCATGCAAGCTCATCCAAGCTGACGTGGTAATGATTCGCTATCAGCTTCAATTGGCTGAGAGCCGGTTCGTTCTCCCCGGTTTCGTACTTCCGCAGCGTATCATGCCCGATCCCAATCAGCTCCGCTTTCACTCTCATGCTTTTAGCAGGCCGCTCAGATTCTCTTAACTTGCGCAGCCGTTCCGGGAATGTACTCACATGATCACCTCACATAGCCGGAAATTCTCTACCACGGGTCCCCCAGCTGTTTCCGTTTTCACGCTGACAAATCGGCCCTTTGGATGGATGTAAATTACCTCTCCGTGCCGGAACGGATACAGTTGCTCATACGTCGGGTGCTGCCGTTCCAGTTGGGAAGGTATGGACTGAAATCTGGCCCGAACCACCTGTCCAAGTTTCATGATTCCTCCATTTCCAGCAGCTTCACCAAGTCCCAGAACTTCCGCGCATCCAGCCCGGTTTCCGTCTTGATCTTGCCAAGCCGATAGATCACGCTGTTGTGGTGAATATCCATCTCCTTTGCGGTTTTCACGCAATTCATATCATTCTTCGCGTAGATGCGCAGGAGCGATATATCTTCCTTCTGCATAGTTACCTCCCATAACGGATCTTTTTCAGATCCGGGTATCTGTCCGGGAATGGGATCAGCTTCGACTTGTCCCGGATAATCTCCGCCAGCACCCGGTCCATGTGCACCTGCCGGACGTCCGCAGCTGGATCTTTGCAATTCAGAGCGGGCTTGTACTCCCGCTGCGTCTCCAGCCATGCCTGCGTAATACGCATGATCCGGTCATAGCCCCAGCCCTCCGTCTGGTGGAGGGCCATCTGAAGGGTATCCATGGCGAATTGCATCGCCATCGCCGCCCCGGCGTTGAAGGTGGCATCCAGCTCCGCGTTTCGCCGCTGCAAATAAGCGGATTGTTTAGCCATCTCCATCCCCTCCGAATTCTGCCTCGTACTGTTCCGGCGTGATAATCTCAATGTCCTTTGCGGAATAGCCCAAGGTGTCGAGGCATATCAGCTTCGCCAGTTTGTCTTTGTCAAGGGCCGCCGCAGCGTCCTCATAGGATACGCCGGGTTTTGCCTCAAAACTGATTTGAGCGCCAAACGCCCCGGCCACGCTAAAGCAGATTTTATATTCAGCCATCCCGCTTCGCCTCCAATGCTTTCTCCGCCTCCTCGCGGGTCAGGAATACGGTCTTGCCGATGTCTGCACCATCATTACGCAGACGATACGCGCAGAACCCGTCCGGCTTGCGATTGCACGTTGACATACACAGATTATCCTCATCCGTGCAAACAGCTCTGATGTCCGGGGCTTCAAGCTCCATTTCTCGCGGCACATTGTCATGGCCAGTCACCCATAGCGTATCGCCCACCTTGCACGGCAGCACCGCCAGCCGACCGGCCCTGTCGGCCTCGGCCAGTTTCTCCAACCGGTCAAGATCGTAGTCTCGGCACAGTTGGCGAAGCTGCTCTGCGGCTTCGTGATCCATGTCGATTTCCTCCGGTGTCAGCCCCGTGTCCTCGTATTGCATGAGCCTGCCACGCAGTTCTGCGTATGACCATGCTGCGGTATAAAGCAGGGCAAGCAGGCCTGTCGGCTCATCAGGGCCGTCCAGCAAAAGCTCACCCATCGCATAGTCTACGCCATCATCATCCATTGGAAAGTCCAAGTCCGGCAGCAAAATCTTTGCGGCTTTGCGGATAAAATCGTAGAGCCGGATGTCTGGGTAATCCGGGCCATCACCTCCGCCCCGCACCCACGTTTCGGAGTCTTTGATGTAAAACAGATTCATGGCGGCATCAAGGTTGTTGTCTGGGCAATTAGTTGTCAGTCTTTTCATTTACCTTTCCTCCTTCGGCGGTTCCGGCAGCGGCATCCAGTGCGTGACGGCGATATCGGATCTGTCCCCAATGCCGATATGGACAGACCATGCCACCCTTTCTGGAGCACACCAGCCCATATAAACGCCCCATCTTTCGTGCCAATACGCGACAACGAGGACATCGCTACGATCTTCCGGCAGGCGCTCTGTCACCGGGATCCAGCGGGGCAACTGCCCCCGCAGCTTCTCGATCTCCCTCTGGAGCGCCGCGATGTGGGTGTTCTGGTTGGCGATCCGGTCGGCGGCTGCAAGCAGGTCTTTCTCCAGCCCTCCCAGCGGATCCATCATATCCCCATTTTCCCACCAATCTGCGTGTTCCCGCAGAGCATTTACGAGGTTTGTATCTCTCATAATTCCTCCCTTATATCTCCGCCCCATTGCTCCGCCATGGCTCTGGCGATGCCGGGGAAGGTCTTTGCGCGGTTTTTGGCCCTGTCCGTGGTAAACATGCCTTTATGCTGTTCTCCATGCTTATGGCTGTAGCTGCCGCTCGGACACCATGTTGCTGTCGGCTCAACGATGTTTGTCGGCTCCAACGGCTTGACGCCACGCTCCCACAGTAAGGTTTTTTTACTAAACGGATGCCCATATTGATAGGGCTGTATGGCTTGGGTTGGCTCTGGATACTCAAAGACTTTACTCGGCGTCGGATTCTCAATCACAACTTTTTCACAATCCGCTGCCCAAATAGCTAAAAACAGCGCTTTGCCGCACAAGCCCTCATAATACCGCTTGATATTGAGCTTGCCGCCCCTATACAAGTGCCGCGCTCCGGCGTTGCTGGTTTTGGTGCAGGGAGGGAAAGCAATAATCATATCCCACCGCCCCACATCATGGGTCTGTCCGTCCATAGTGGTCACTTGCCCCCCCTCGATGGCCTTGAGCGCATCGCCTAAGATGTGCCACTCCGGATGCCCGCCGGACGGCTCCTGGATGTCGCAGGAATACGCCTCGTGGCCAAGCGCCCGTAACGCCTTGCAGACTTCCTGCGATTCCTCGCAGGCTATCAACACTTTCATGTGTCCTCCACCTCCTGCATCCAGAACTCGCGGCGACAAATATCACAGCCTCTTCCAGTCGGGCAATGCCCACGTAACGCTGTATCAACAAGGCATGGGTCTAAAGCAACGTTATGTGTGTTCGTATATATTGGCGCATTTGGGAACTGTTCCAGAAACACGCTCTGTCTGGTTTTTACGGGGTGCTCGGCGGCCCACTGTTCAGCAGCTTCCACCATTCCTTCATAATCGTTCTTTTTTTGTGCAGATATATATTTTTGAATCGCGCAATCTATCGTACCCGACTTCAACATCCGTGTAACTGCCTTCATACACTCCACAGCATCCATCATTCTGCCTCCTCAATTTCCACGCGGATCGTCTCTCCGCTCCAAAATTTGTGTTCCACGGCACGGAACCACTTACGGTTATCGTCTGGCAAAATATAGCCCTTCATCGCGTCCACAAAGGCTTTGCCCAGCGCGCCGTGATTGTCGATGTCCAGATTGTCATTCCAGAAAAATGTCACCTTGACGGGGTGATTTACCAGCCGTTTTGTAATTCCTGCTTTGCGCATCGCCCAGTGGGCAAGCTCGTGCAGCTCTTCCGCGTCCTTCTTCCGCTGCGACCAATGCTTACCGGCGTAATACGCGTTCAGGCCAAACCGCTTGTTCCACGCCGCTTTACCGCGCTTTGTTGCCGGATAGGGGATTTCAAATGCAATCACCGCTTTTCCTCCTTGCCATCGGTAATGACGCTGACCACCCGGACGCGGCCCAGAGGCTCCAGCAGCATGGCCACGGCTTCCTTGGTTGCCAACAGGTCGCCGTCCTCCTGGATGTCAATCACAAGCCTAATCACGTCAGTCCTCCAATCTCCGCCCGCAGATGGGGCAAAAAATGATTTTTACCGTCATGTGGGCAAATCTCTTTTGGGTAACTTCGAGCTGCCAGCCGCCATGTATCGGGTGATGATGCCAG